AGCTACACCCCCAGGAGTGAACCGCAATGTCCCCAATTCCAATGGGCGCCCCGCTGGGTCCAATACTAAAACAGATAAGGTGATTGCGTCGGAAGAGCCGACTAGCCGTAAAGGGATACAGGAAGTTATATATAAGATAGAGTCCCTTAGGTCATATGCGGAAGCCTCCTTAAAGAAGCAGTATAAAAGAAAAAGATTATCAAAAGAGCATAAGCAAATGATAGAATCCTTATCGGAGAGCGTGGTAATGTCCAGAGAGATCGACGATTGGGAAGCCACTACGGACTCTTGCATAAAAGACTTTAATAACATAGAAGCCCTTGAGGTTATGCCCGAAGTCTTGGATGTTTCCGAGAAGCATGAAGTAGTTGCGTATCCCGCCGCCATCCTCTATCATAGCAAAAAAATAAAACTATAAATATACATAATTAGTGTAATAAATGTATTATGCCATTGCCTTTTAAATATATTTGTAAGTTTTCTGAATATTTAACCGCCTCTACCGATGACACAGAAGAGGCATTATCCACGGCTTCATTGGATTCATTGAGAGATATCATTCCAGAAGACATTGACTTTAAAAAGAATATCGACTTAGTAGGGGTAGCCTTCAATGGAGCTCTAGCTAATAGGTTTAATAAAAACGGGGATGGGATAGATAGTGAGACAGCAATCGCGATTAAAGATTATTTCATACATAAGCCCACCAACATCGAGCATCAGCGTAAAAAGGTGGTCGGGCATATAGTGGGGTCATCGCTATCCAGCTTTGGGAGTAACGAGCTAATAAGCGAAGAGGAAGCCTTAGCTACTTCAGAGCCTTTTAATATTGCCCTGTCTGCAGTAATATACAAAACGGTAAATCCTCAATTTGCTCAACTAGCTCAACAATCAGTAGACGAGGACAGCGAATTCTACCAAAAGGTTTCCGCTAGCTGGGAAGTTGGCTTTAACGACTATAATATAGTATTGGGCAGTAAGGATCTTAAACACGGAGAAGTTATTGACTCCCCAGAGCACAAAGAAGAGTTCAAACGGTTCTTGAAAGCGTACGGAGGGAGCGGCCTCACTGAGGATGGCGTAGAGGTGCATAGGCTAATCATAGGAAACATATACCCCTTGGGCATAGGGTTTACCGCCAATCCAGCGGCTGACGTAAGGGGAATAACCGTAGACAGGGAGAGTTCCAGTCAGTTCAATTTAAAATCTGGAGACGACGCTTCCTTTGAGAAAATAGAAATAAAAAACAACATTTTAAAAGAAAAAACTTCCCATTGCGAAAAAGGCGATGTAATTTTAGACAAGAACTTAAAACCAGGAAAGACAATGGAAAACGAAATTCTAAAACAAGTTACGGAAACCCTTGAAGCCCAAGCTTCATCTAAAAAACTATCCGAAGAAGCGATAGCTAATATAACAAAGGTTTTTCACGACGCTATAATTCAAAAAAACGAACAGTGGCAAGAGGACAAAGAGTCCATGTTGAAGGAAAAGGAAGACCTAGTCGCCGCATCCGCCGAAGCAACCAAAGAGCTTGAGTCTCTTAAAGCCGAGGTATCAAACACTCTGGAAGAAGTTGCGAAACTGAAGGGCGAAATTTCCGCACGGGAAATCGCTGACAAATTTAATGATAGAATGAGCGAGCTGGACGACCAATTCGAGCTCGAAGACGAAGACCGAGTTGTTCTGGCTTCTGACCTTCGAGGTCTCGAGGCTTCTGAAGAAGCTTATTCCGAGTACAAAGAAAAGCTTGCAGTTATGTGGAATCACAAAACTAAAGCCTTCCAGGAAGAGCAGCAAAAAGCTCTTGAGGAAAAAATAGAAGAACAAGTCCAGAAGAGGCTTACTGAACTTTCTAGCTCTGACGCGGCCGAAGAAACAACCGAAGAGGTCGTTGAAGAGGTTATTGAAAACGCTGAAGTAGAGGAAGAAACTGTGGCGAACAACAACGGATCCTCAACAGAGGACGATCTTTCGCTTCGTGAAAAATTCAAAAAAGCGTTTTCTAAAGACAACGTAACAATTCAATACTAATATAGAGGAACAAATACAATGGCTATTCGATTACTACCATTCAGACAGTACAACGAGACTGACGTCATCAATCTTTACAAGGTTGATCCCACTGGAACCAACAGCATGGCTGAACCGTTCGTTAACGGCGGCAACGATGCAGGCGTTCTAGTTAAGGTCGTCCTTGGCAACTTTGACGACGACCCAGTAGGTTATGTCACCGACTCTTACCTCGGTAAGACTGACTACCCATTTATCGGAAGAGACCAGTACCCAACGGTACCCTTGACGGTTAACGAAGGCGGATCGGGAGATGCGGGATTACTTGGAGTTACGCTTCGTCAAACCCTTACGTATGATGAAAACGGCGAGAAATTGCTGTACTACCCGCAGAAAGCCATCGAGATGCAGGCTGTCCTTACAGGTCAGGCCGTACCGGTT